GGATAACTTGTGTTGTCTGGAGTTGGGTTGTCATGCTGGAACCTTACTCCACCTTATTAAAAACAAAGTTGGTTCCGATAGACCCGGCATTCAGTTTATTGGGATAGAACCAGAGATGATGGCTACTGAAGTAGGGAAGGTCCGCTTTCCAGACCTCGATATCCGGTTGGGCAATCATGAGTTATTGGGCAAGGAAAGAAACAAGCTGCCTGATAGCATAACAGTGTTGATATTATCAACGGTTCTGCTCCTGAACTCCCCGGACGTTGTAGATTACATCTTCTCTTTTGCAAGGGATAACGTTGAAACGATGGTCATTATGGATGATATAGCCAATTACTACGGTGATTTTGCGGTGTTTAGACGTTATTATTTATTACATCCATATAATAAGCTATTCAAGCAATATTCGTTTGTGCCATCTATGGTTGCATTGCCAGGTAATCATAATCAGGCCATTACCGGTATCATTGTTGCGGAGAACAATAACCATGGATAAATATCTTATGGACGGCTGCAAGCTGGCATATCACCCCGAGCGTGTAGCGAGATGGAAACACACGGAACGGATTGCCCCAATCCATATTGATGTAGGAATGTCCAAGGGGTGCAACATCAGGTGTGAATATTGTCTTGGTGTCCTCCAGGGGAATTTCTATAAAAAGGGAACCAGTGTTTACTTCCCACGTGGTCCACTTATCCGTTATATGAGAAGCGCGGGCAAGGCTGGGGTCAAATCAATAGGGTTTATAGGTGAAGGTGAACCGACACTAAACCCGCACCTCTATGAAGCCATCGCCGTGGCGAAGCAGTCAGGAATAGACGTTTCATTGGGAACGAACGGCCTATTGTTCGATACGGGCGATGACGGTGAGGAAGCACTCGAACATCTTACTTGGATACGGTTCAATATATCGGCATCGTCAGACGAGGGATATCGCCATATCCATGGGAGTAAGGAATTTGAGCGTTTCCTTTGCGTGGTGACCTTCTGCGTCGGTGTGAAGCGCAAAAAGAACCTTCCCGTGACCATAGGCTTTCAGTCCGTCTTGACACCGAATAATTTAAAGGAGATGGTCAACCTATCTAAAATCGGCAAACAGATGGGGGTTGACTATCACGTTATCAAGCAGTGTTCTGACGATGTAACGAATAGCCTTGGAATCTATGATCACCTTGCAGAGTATCAAGAATTCAGGGACACCCTCAAGGAAGCAGAAGCACAGACCGAAGACAGCTATAATGTAATCGTAAAATGGGAGATGATAGGAAACGAGGGTAAGCGGGAGTATGATCAGTGCTTAGGCCCCCCATTCCTGTTATATTCAAGCGGGGATGGCAAGCTGTTCCCGTGTGGTGCATTCTTTAAAGGACATCCTGAATACATGATGGCAGACCTTACTAAACAATCTTTTGAGGCAGCCTGGAACAGCTTGCGATATTGGGATGTAATCAAAAAGGTTGCAGAACTTGATGTTCATAAATGCTATTCCAACTGCCGGACACATTTTGTGAACGACTACCTATGGAAACTAAAACACCCACCGGAGCATGTTAATTTTGTCTGAGCCGCATATTGCCATTGAGGGTTGGGAGAAGTGGATAACAGTAAAAACAACACTAAATAACAGAACGCTTATTCACGATATAAAAATAAATGATCCGCCCCACAGGCTGGACTTCCCGCAATATCTGTCTGTCTGGATACAGAATAAATTACAACCCATATTTGCCGCGCTACCGCTTGAAAATGTTGTCATGACAGCCACCAGGCCGTCTCTCGTGGGTCATGAATTATCTATAAATTTTAATGCTGATTTGATCGCAAACACCAATGAGGCACTAAGGAAATATATCAATCTCGCCGGCATGTGTAGCGCTTTTAATGATTGCCTGTTCATAAATATCGGTGGTGATATACGGTACAAGAGCTTTTACGAGCACCTAAACGACGAGGCCGGCAATGTCCATTACATGGATATCCCAAGCGGGTTTAATCGTGTAACGCGAGAATGGGAAACAATATCACTTCCTATGTCCATTGAAGATTTGATATCCTTCATAAAAATAAATCGTATCGGTAAAATAGTTTCAGTCAATCACTACTTTATTGACAGGTACGCCGCTATTTTATCCGTTGATCTGCTCTATTTGCTCAGGATGCTTGGGGTCCAATATTTTGCAATTACCCATGACCCATTCGACTTGAGGCCGCTTGGGTATCTCAATAAACGTTGTGTGCTTAACGGTGGGGCGACTTATTTTTCCGGCATGTCATGCCTTAATGAATATTGGGACCAGAAGATGGGCATGGGTGTGACTTATGTTCCATTGCCACAGGATTATAGGCATAGTAAGCAGATAAAGCTTGATGACGACTATGACATTATAGTGCTGTCAAACTCCAGGCTGGGAAATGTTAAGGCCCTTGATGAACAAATTAAGATGTTGTTTGATGCTATACCGAGAAGCAGTCTGTTTATAGACATCCAATTATGGTACATGGCATGTCATTACTTATTAACTGAGATCATGCCATTAACCATGGATCAACGGTTGTACTACGTTTCGATATTACACCAATTCTTTTTCGCATTTCTGCAATATATTAAACATGTCATTATCAATGAACTGAAAACAGACAGGACTATTAAAGTCTATGGTGACGAGGGGTGGAAAGAGATCTGCCCCCAGTATTACCAGGGGTGTCTGGATAATGAGGGCATTGAAAGGCTGTATAGCGAAACCAACCATCTATATCTTCTGATGAACTTCTCGTTTTCTTATTTGGATGCGAGCGGTCCCGTGTACGATGTAATCAGGCGCGGGTTGCCCTTCGTGAATGTTCCGCCCATCGTTAAGACGAGCAACCTGGAGGGCTTGAAGCATATTGAATACAGCACCATGGAAGAATTAACGCCGCTCGTCAACGATTTTAAACCCATACTCAACAAACCTGATTTAATCAATGCCCTGGATATTTGCAGGGATATTTATAGGACCGGAACACAGAGCATTGTGGATAAAATTCGTGGTGTTGAAATGCGTGAAGTAAACCAATTCCAGCTTGGCATACAGGCCCATAACGACCTGATACGTGAAGCAGCGAAGACTTATCTATACGAGAATGAATCGTTTGTCAGGGCGACACTTAATTCTTTTATGGGGTTATAAATGAGAGCAGGACAATTAAGGCATTACGTTACTGTACAGGCGCATACATCTGCACAGAACGATTATGGCGAAAAGGCCATGGCATGGACATCCAACATAAAGCAATGGGCTGCCATTTGGCCATTGCGCGGAGAGGAATACTTATCCGCAAAAGGAATGCAAGCCAATGTGACCCATAGGATAAGGATGCGACACACCACCCTAGCGGCATCCACCGAGATCACTAAAAATAATGCGAGGATCAAGTATGATGACCGTATTTTTAATATTGAAGCTATAATCAACGTTGATGAGCGCAACATCTATTATGACATAATGTGCAATGAGGAAGTGTGATGGCTAGAAAAAGGAAATACGGTGGAGAAAGTATATCCCTTGAGGGCATGGATGAATTGTTGACTAAATTCAAGAGACTCATAGATGTGATTGATAAGCGTGAAATGACAAACCGCCTATTGTCTGCCGGAAAGTATATTGCAGATAGGGCAGGGGACAATGCCCCAAAGGGTTTAACGAAAAACCTTGAGAGAGGCATGGCTATATTTACGGTTATGGCACCAGAAAGAGACGGCGAACCTGGTGTTATTGTGAAACCTGATTACCTCATAGCCCCTCATTTTCACCTCGTTGAATTTGGTGCAAGAGGTGGAAAAATGCCTGCAAACCCGTTTTTCAGAAGAACCATTGATGAATCAAGGGGAGTGGTTAAGTCAATGATAAAGAGGGGCGTGCTTGAAGTTATAGAAGAAGAGGCTAAAAAATAATGGCTGAAGTAGAAAAAGGCATATACGCAAGGTTGACAGGACAATCCGGTGTAACAAATCTGGTCAGGACAAACATTTATCCTGGCATAGCTCCCCTTAATGCAAGCTTCCCATATCTTACATATTTCAAGGTGAGCGGTCCCCGCATACATGCCATGAAATCTGATCCAGGCTTAGCTTGTCCAAGAATACAGGTAAGCACATGGTCAACATCATACTCTCAATTAAAGGCCATTGCATTACAGGTGCGAACGGCACTCCAGGATTTTTCTGGGACAACAGGTGGTGTTACTTTCCAGAGGATATTTTTTGAGAATGAATATGATTTGCCAGAAGTAGACATCAAGGCAAAGAAAATTTATCACCATATAGCGCAAGATTATATTGCGTGGAATTCTTAGGAGGACGGGATGGCAGAAACAATTTTAAAGAACGTTAAACTATACTACGCCGGGTATGACCTGAGCGGGGACATGAACAGCCTTACCCTCGGCCATACCGTTGAAATGCTCGATAGGACCGTGTTCGGATCAAGTTTCAGGAGGCGTAGAGGCGGACTCCGGGACATGGAAATAAGCGGGGGTGGGTTCTGGAATTCAACGGCGGGCGGAAATAATCCTATTCTCTATGATTCTGTCGGTTCAGCGGCTTCCACCGCGAAAACCATAACGGTATTGCCGGAAGGGACGGGCATAGGAAATGAGGCATATTTTGCCCCCAACATTGCCGGATCTTATTCCCCGTCTGGCACTATAGGCGGCATGGTGGGATTCACCTTTGCCGGCCAGGGGAATGGTGATTTTGTCATGGGGAAGGTGCTAAGGGCTGGCTGGGGTAGTACCCTTGCGGCGGCAGCAGCCATTAGGAAAATAGGGGCGGGGTCTACGGC